TAGAATACAAAAATTAACTAATCAAGTAGAAGTTTATAAAGAACAATTATTAAAAGTAGCAAAAGATGGTATTGAAGCAACAAAAAATATAGTTGTAGATTTTAAAGAAGGTGTAGGAGAAATAGGAAATTTAGGTAAAATTGTAGTAGAAGAATTTACAGATACTTTTGAAGATGTAACAGTAAATAGTTTAATAAAGCAAGGTCAAGCAATAACAAAAGCAACTAACGCAATGGGTATGTTGTCTGAGGAACACGCACAATTAATTGTTTTAGCAGAAGATGAAATGGAAAAAATGAGAGCAATTAGAGATGATGTTTCTCAAACAATTGATGATAGAATAAAAGCAAATCAAGAATTAGCAGAAAAAGCAGAGGAAACAAGGTTATTAGAAATAAAAGCATTGGAGGCACAACAAAGTGCAATAGGTCAAAGATTAGCATTAGATAAAGAAAATGTAGCATTAAAAGAAGAATTAGCAGCAATAGATACAGCTATACTAGAAGCAACTTTGCGAAAAACAAAAATAGAAAAAGAAGCAAAAGAACAAGAAAATGCTTTAGTACAAGAAAGAATAGATAATGAAAACCAATTAAAACAAATTATACAAGATGCATTTGAGCAACAAAGAGAACAAGTAAATCAAGAAGAAGAAGAAAGAAAACAATTAGCAACAAGAACAATATCTGATGCCAAACAACTTCAAGATATGCTAACTAAAATAGAGGGTGATGCTGAAGCAAAAAGAACTGAGATCAAACGAAAAGAAGAAGAAGCAAAATATGCAGTAGTAGCAAGTACTATGGGAGCAATAAGTAATTTAATTGGATCTGAAACAGCTGTTGGTAAAGCATTAGCAATAGGTCAAGCAATAATAAATACAAAACAAGCAGCAACAGCAGCACTTGCACCACCACCAATTGGAGCAGGACCTATATTCGGTCCTATAGCAGCAGCAGGTGCAATAGCAACAGGTTTAGCAAATATTAAAGGAATTATAGCTACTAAACTTCCTGGAGAAGAAGGTGGTGTTAATCCTGATGTTGGAAATATAGATGCAGGTGATTCTGAAGATCCTTTAGAAAATGCAGAACCTATAGTACCTACATTTGGAGCAATAACAGCTGAAGCACCACCTGTACAAGCATTTGTAGTAGAAAGTGATGTTAGTAGTAGTCAGGCATTACAAAATGATTTAAATTTACAGGCTACGTTGTAAACAAAAAATAACAATTTATATTTATGAGTATGAGCAAAACAAAATTAAAAAAAGTAGAATTAATCATAGATGAAGAACAAGAAAGATTTGGAGTAGAGGCTATAAGCTTAGTAGAATTTCCAGCTATAGAAGAAAACTTTGTGTATTTAAACAATGACAATTTTTTAACTTTAGCAAAATTAGATGAAGAAAAGAAAACTCTTGTAGGTGCGGTATTAATACCAAACAAAGAAATTCCAAGATATGATAAGGAACTAAACGAAGAATATGTAGTTTTCTTTACTGAAGATACTATAAAACAAGCACAAGAGCTGTTTATGTCAAGTCTAAGGAACAATAACGCAACTTATGAGCATAAAGTAGCTGTAGAAGGAATCAGTGTAGTAGAAAGTTGGATTAAAGAAGATAAGAAAAATGATAAATCTACTTCTTATGGTTTTAAAAATTTACCTGTAGGAACGTGGTTTGTAAAAATGAAGGTTAATAATGATGAGATCTGGAATAGTGTAAAAGAAGGTAAAGTTAGAGGTTTTAGTATAGAAGGATTTTTCACAGATAGAATTATTGAAGCATCAAAACCAAAAGATTTTGTAGATCTTTCAGAAAAATGCACTGAGTGTCCAGATGAGATAACATTGGGTAAAATTAGAGATATAATACTTGAAAATGAATTAATTGTTGTTGGTAGTTTAGATGGTGAACCATTATTTGCTACAGAAGAAGAAGCAATAATATTTGGAGAATTATTCAGAAATTGTGTTGGTTCACATATTCACAGAGTTAATGGTGTAAAAAGATATATGGCTTGTAAAACCCATGCTGAAGCAATCAAACAAGAATATATAGAAGATGAATATGGAAAGAAAAAAAAGAAAAGAAAAAAGAAATATAAATATACTGAATATGCAAGCTTTATAAATCAACAGGCATTAAAAAGATATAAGTATGAAACTTGTCTTAAAGATATGACAAGAAAATATGGAAGTAGTAAATTAGCATTAAAAGTATGTAATTCTATTAAGAAAAATAGATAGGGTTGCAACCGATTTTTCAATTTTAATATTTATAAAAAAAAACTAAAATGGCAAGTACACTAGAAAAAATAAAAAAACTTCTTTTATCTAAAGAAGAAAGTAAAGAAACTAAATTATATGCTGAAATGATTTTAGATGATGGTAGAGTATTAGCAACAGAAGATGAAGAATTTATTGTTGGTTCAATTGTTTTGGTAGTAGGTGATGATGGAGAAACAGCAAAGTTAGATGCAGGAACTTATACATTACAAGATGGATCAAAAATTACAATAGATGATGAATCTAAAATTTTAACTATTGGTGAAGAAGAAGAAGAAATAGAAGCAGAAGAAGAAGAAGAAGAAAAAGAAGAAATGAAACATACTCCAGATCATAAAGAAGATAAAATGGAAGAAATAGATGAAGAAGAACTTTCTAAAGCAATTTTTGAACACACTCCTGACCATATAGATGAAGATAAAGCAAAAGAAATGGCTAAAAAAATCAAAGAAATGGCTTATGGAGATGATGATAAAGAAGAAATGTCAGAAGAAGTAGCTGAAGAAGTAGTAGAAGAAGAAAATAAGGAAGAAGAAATGGTTGAAATGTCAAAAGATATGATTTCAAGCCTTGTAGAAGAAGTTGAAGATCTAAAAGCACAAATAATAGAACTTGAAAAAGAACCTGGTGCAGAAGGATTTACACATAATCCTGAGGTAACAAAAAACGTAAATAAAAAATCTTTAATAAGTCTTTCACATCACGAAAGAGTTAGAGAATTAATTAATAATTATAAATAAATAGAACAATGAAAAAAATCACAAACAAAAAGTATGAGTTCGCAAATCCTACAATAGGTGCGGACACTTATGCAGGGCAGCTTTCTCTACCTTATGTTAGTGCAGCTGTAAAATCTAACTTAACTGTAACAGGTGGTGGGGTTAGAACTGTAGATGGCTTTAATCACAAAGTAGTAATATCTAATTTAACTGTAGCAGAGCCTTTAGGTTCAGCAAGTTGTACATTTAATCCAACTGATACTACAATTGGAGAAAGTGTAATTACATTAACAGATTTAAATGTAAATATTCAATATTGTAGAGGAACAATATATGATACATGGATTGGTCAAGGAATGGATAGAAATGGAAATTTACCAGGAACTTTTGAAAGCTTTGTATTAGAAACTTTAGTTGCTAATGTAGGTCAATCAATTGAAAACGCAATGTGGAAAGGATCTGCTATATTTGGAACAGGGTTTTTATCTAATGATGGTTCATTTGGTAACGTAAGTTTTGGTAATTCAGCATTATCAGGTTTTGCTACACAAGAATTTACTAATGCACCAAGTGTTGCAAATATTTTAGATAATTTAGAAGAAGTATATACTAAAGTTGTTACAGACAAGTCTGCAATACTTTCTAAGCCTGGATTTGGTTTCTATATGTCACAACAAATGTATTCTTACTATGCTATGAAATTAGGTTCTGCAACTACTTTCCAACAATTAGGACAAGCAGGTGAATTTACAGGTCTTTCATATATGGGTTATCCAATTTACATTTGCCCAGGTATGTTTAATGATGCAATTGTAGCTACATATCCAGAAAACTTAGTTCTTGCGTCTAACGCACTTTCTGATATGAATGAAGTAAGAATTATACCAGCTTATCAATATGATGGCTCAGATAACATTAACGTAGTTATGAAGTTTGCAGCAGGTGTTGGTGCAGGTGTAGCAGGAGATGGAGTTGTGGGTTACAACTTTGTATAAATAGAAATAAATTAAGGGAGGTAATATTCCTCCCTTTTTTTTTAGTATTAATAATTAAAAACAATAAACATGGCTTGTAATTTAACACGAGGTTTATTAGTAGATTGCAAAGATCAAATCGGTGGTCTGAAAAAAATCTTCTTTGTAAAATCTTATTGCTCAGACATAACAACCAGAGCGGTATTCAATGGAACTAATGTTCTACAAATGGATAATGCTGGTTTTGAGAATTGGGATATAAAAGAAGATATTGGTTCAGGAAATAATGGTGTTCAAGTTTTTCAGTATGATTTAAGACCAAATTTATCTTCAATGACTGTCAATATAAATTCAGATCCAGCAATGGGAACTACATTCTTTGAGCAAACATTATCTATAACTATGCAAAAGCTTTCAGTTGCACAATCAAATGAACTGAGACTAATAGCTTACAACAGAGCACAAATATTTGTTCAAGATATGAACGATAATGTATTCTTATTAGGTATGCGAAATGGAGTAGATGTTAGCGGTGGTACAGCTGTAACAGGTGCTGCAAAAGCTGATATGACAGGGTTTACATTAGAATTAAGAGCAGAAGAAAAAGAACCAATGATTTGGTTACCTGCAACAGCAGGACCTTCAGATGGATCTGGAAATGCTACAACTAATTATCCATTTGATGGATTAGCAGATTCAAGTGATATATTAATCACTAAGGGATCATAATTAATAAATCGTTACTTAGAAAGAAAGGGGCAAATTAGCCCCTTTTTTTTATTCTTCTTCATTCCATCTTACAACATATTCAAAAACTTCCCATTTAAATCTAATGTTAGATGCTTTATCATTAAGTTGTAATTTGTTTACAAAGTTTGTAGTTTCTTCCCATTCGGAAAAACATTCTGATTTTTCTATTGTTTTCATATTATTTATTATTTATGGTTTTCTGTATATTCCTGTGTTTCAAAAATATCAAATTCTTCCCAGTCATCTTCGCCATCAGGAAGTGATAAACTAACTTGTCCTAATTTATCTCCATTTTTTTCATAAATATTATAAAAATCTTGAATTTCTTTGACAAGTTTTTTATACAGATCTTTTCTACCTCTAAATTCTACAGGCCATTGTTCAACTAAATCTGAATTACCATTATCAAATATTAATCTGACAAATAATTCTATTCCTCTATTACAGATACCATCATCGCAAAACTCACGTCTATCTCTATAGTGTGTCCAATGACTTCGTGGATTGCCTTTCCACCTATACTCTTTATAAGGCTCGAACAATTCTTGTAATTCTTCTTCTGTTTTTAATAATTCTATTTTTTTCATTACTTTAATTATTGATTAATATATATAAATATATAAAAAAAATTTAATATAACAATGAAAAAAGTAAAAAAAATTTAACAAAGCAAACACTTTAGAAACGAATTATCAGTTTTTATATTTATAATAAAGTATATAGTATGGCTTATAAAGTAAAAGACGAATACAAAGACTACAAACCCTTAAATATGAATGTTAGTTATGGTGAATTACTATCACATCAAATAAAAAATTTAAGTGATGAAGTAAAAAATAAATATTTTACAAATACAACTAAATCTAAAAAGAAAAAAAAGGTAGTAGAAGATGATTTAGAATTTATAGGTGGAAATATTAAATAAAAAAAATATACATGCCAACAAAACATTATAATATTGAAATAGATATAGATTTGAAAAAGGAATATATAGAAGAATTAGAAAAAGCTAAGAATGATGATGAGAAGTGGGAACTGCAACAAAAATATTTTAGTAAAATTTATAAAACAATAAAATAGATGGCTGTTTATAATTTACATTATACAAAAGGTATGTCTTTAAGCCAATCTGTATTTTTTTATGAAAATATAAGTAGTGCAATAGAAAGAGATAGTTTAATTGATTCAGGCACACCAGGTAGTGCACTTAATAGGACTATAGTAATGTATATTAGAGGTAGAAAAACCAATTGGATAAGATCTGTGTGTGCAATAGGAACAGTATCTAATGGTACTTTTAGACCTACATATAAACACAATGAAAGATATTGGGAACTAAAGATGAATTTTTCATATCCTGGAGATACTGATGGTAACTTAAGTTTTAATTTCGATACATTGGGAAGTAGAACATTAGGTGCATTTCAAGGACCTGTAAATGAAACTTATGATATTACATTATTTTATGGTAGTCAAGAATTAGGAAATGATGCTGCAATTCAAGCAGGTAATGTAATACCTGGAATTAATATAGTTTTAAATGTAACAGAAGATGAAACTTTTGATTATATTAACACTAATTCTCCTAATTCTTATTATACAGAATATTCAAAAAATGATTTAACAGCAAAACTAACTGCAGATTCAGCAAATTCTCCAATAGGAACAGGTGGTTTGCCTAAAGAAAGTGGTAGCTCAAGTACTATAGATATACATACAGACGTTCAATATGGTACTCAGACGTGGGATCCAACAGCTTAAATATGAAAAAAAAACAAAACAACATATCAGTAATACATTTGTCAGAATATAATCTGCCTAATATTTCTGAAATAAATAATAAAGACTATATACAATTTGGAGATGATAATTTATATCCGCAATATTTGCTAGAATTATATAATGGTAGTAGTATAAATAATGCAATTATAAAGGGTGTTAGTAGTATGATTTATGGAGAAGGATTAGATGCTACTGATAGAGAAGAAAGTGATGCAAAAAAAGAAAGTTGGCTATCATTAAACACTTTATTGCATAGTTCACCAAAAGACACCTTGAAATGTTTGGCATTTGATTTAAAGCTGTTTGGTATGTGCTATGTGAACACAATATGGAACAGACCAAGAACTAAAATAGTAGAAATTAGACACATACCTGCACAATACATAAGAAGTGGAAAAGCAGATGCGTATGGCAAAGTAAACGAATACTATTACAGTGCAGATTGGGAAAACACAAGAAAACACAAGCCAAGATTTTATAAAGCTTTTGATCTAAAAGACAGAACTGATGCAAATCAAGTTTTGTGTATCAAAGATTATAGTCCTGGTTCATATTATTATGCAACTCCAGACTATCAAGGATCTACTAGCTATATACAATTAGATATGGAAATAGCACAATTTCATTTATCCAATATTAAATCAGGTATGTTTCCAAGTATGGCAATAAATATGGCTAATGGAATACCAACAATAGAAGAAAGGAGAACTATAGAAAGACAAATAAATTCCAAATTCGCTGGAAGTGGGAATGCAGGGCGTATTTTATTAACGTTTAATGATGGGAAAGATACAGCACCTGAAATAGTACCAATAAATGCAAATGACAATTCAGATAGTTACCAATTCTTATCGCAAGAAACTACTAAAAAAGTTTTAACTGGACATCGTGTTACAAGTCCTTTATTATTTGGTGTAAAAGGAGATGGTAGTGGCTTTGGTAATAATGCTGATGAATTACGTGATTCTTATTCACTTTTTACCAATACAGTTATCAAACCATTCCAAAACACTCTTTTAAGCGGTTTACAGCCAATATTTCTAGTAAATGATATAAACCTCGATTTATACTTTAAAACGCTTAAACCTGCTGATTTTATAGATATTAATAATGTTGGTAAATTAGACGAAGCTGAACAAGAAAAAGAAGGTATTGATACAAATTTAAGTATAGACCTTAAAGATTTGCAAGACATTGATACTAAACCAACTAAAGGTATGATAGCAGAAGCTAAAAAAGGTTTAGCATGGAGAAAAGAACATAAAAGAGGAGGTACTATGGTTGCTGTTGCTCGTGCCAGGTCAATAGTTAACGGTCAAAATTTAAGTTTAGACACGATTAAAAGAATGAATAGTTTTTTTGCAAGACACGAAGTAGATAAAAAAGCAGAGGGTTTTAGTCCAGGTGAAGAGGGGTATCCGTCAGCAGGTAGAATAGCTTGGGCATTGTGGGGTGGTGACGCAGGGCAAA